ATGGCAGTATCTTTTTTTATCCGAAACAAGAAGGCAAAGATAGCCACCCTATTTGCCCGTATCAGAAGCAAAGCTAAAGATATAGACATCAAAGCCTCAACCTTGCTAGAAGTTGACGTATTAGCGTGGGAAAAGTCCCAAGAATCAGCTATAAAAAGGAAAAACTACAGAAATGATAAAAACAATAAAGATTTTTTTGATAAACTGGACTTGATAGAGAAAACTCTAAATAACATCCTTGATTCAGATACAAACGTTACTAATGAGCTTGTAAATAAACGTATCTATGAGATAGTATATGCTGAACAGATAGCAGCCGAAAAAGAACGAGCAGAAGCCGAAGCTAAAGCCCTAGAAGAAGAACAGGCTACCAACTTCAACGACTTCATAGCACAATTCATTCACGAATGCGAAACAGGAAAACGGAAAAAGAAGGGAGGAACTACAAATATATCTCCTGGAACAATCAAAAGCTACAAAGGCTTTCAGTCCCAGTTTAAAGCGTATCAGGAAACAAGGCTAAAGGTTATTGATTTTGAGGACCTGACAATAGAGTTTTATAATGACTTCCGATCATTCCTCACAGATAAGGAATATTCCCCTAATACTATTGCTCGGATGGTGAAGATATGCAAAACAATCTGTTATGCAGCCGAACAGCTTAAACTTATGGATGCGGCAAACGTCCGGTTTGGTTTTGATGTGATCTATAAAGATGTTGATAATGTCTATTTGACTGAAGAACGAATACAGGAACTTTATGAGTACGATTTATCCAACCGTCCGGCATGGGAGAAGATAAAAGATGTGTTTGTAGTCGGCTGTCTGACCGGGCAACGAGTAAGCGATTATAAGCGCATCAATTCAAAGATGATAGTTACCCTTACCGATGGCAATAAGTACATCAAACTAAAACAAGAAAAGACCGGCAATATCGTTTATATTCCTCTTGATTATCGTGTTGCAGCTATCCTTGACAAATATAACGGTACACTACCCAAAGTCTATGACCAAAAGATAAACGACCATATCAAAGAGATTGGCGAGGCTTTAGGATGGACGGAAATAGTAGAGTTAGACGAACAACGGGGAGCAATGGAGTACACAGCAAAGAAACGTTTCTGTGACCTTCTTAAAACTCATACCTGCCGGAGAAGCTTAGCAACCAATATGTATAAAGCCGGGGCTTCATTGAGTTCTATAATGGCTATCACCGGACACAGCAGCGAGCAGCAACTAAAAACATATCTCAAACTGGATGAAGCGGAAAAGAGTATGATAGCAGCTAAAGAGAATTATTTCACAAAATTAAGAATAGCCAAATAATAAAATTAGATTAATCATGGAAAATATTAGAGCGTTTTTTAATATGGTAGAAGAATATCTTACTCATTATAAAGAAATTATAGAATACAAGTCTGATTTTTACAAATACCCGACTTTTGGTAATTTGGATTACTATGATACTTGCGACATTACTTACAAAATAGCTAGCAAGCTTTTTTCTATGAATAAAGATGATAGGTCCATTTATGCAAAACTCATTATAGAACTCTTAGAAACCGAATGCTCCGTAATAGGATTATACGATTATGAAGAATATGTTGAATATTATCACAAACAAACAGGAGAAAACACATGGGATACATCTATAAAGCCTATAGATGGGTATGAAAAAACATTCCAGACTGTTTATATTAGAGAATGCGGTCCAGAGAGAATTAAATGTAATGTCGGATGCATTGATTCTGACATAGATTTTTTCATTCAAACAGTATTTAGTTTATTCCTGGATTTTGGAATAGACATTCCTTCAATAATAAACAGCATTTGCGATGAATCATCTATTCTTAAAGATATTTGCAATGATGCCATTAAATATGGAAAACGGAGTAGCATAGAAATAAACAAAATACGAAAACAACGGAATCCAATTACAGCCAATCAACAATATGATACCATAAAAGCATTATTAAATGCGGCAGGATGGGAAGGAGCCGATAATACAAAAATAGCGGAATTTGTAGCTTGGTTAGTCAATGGCTCCCCAACTTACATTCGTCAATATATACTATCCGGAGAAAGTAGAGATAAAGATAAAAAGAACGCTGATTCAAAGTTGATTGAAGAAAAATTCAAGTTAATAGGTATGAGCTACAATGATGGTGAGATAAAAAAATAATAATCACCTCAAAATTTGTAATATTACAACCTATATTACACGAAAAAAAACACTATATTTTTGCATCCATAAGAACTAAAAACAAGTAACTTATGGATGCAAATCTTTTTTCTTTAAATGCAACACTTATTCAAGGTGCGACAATGAAGGACCTTGAAAATATGATTAGCCGCCTACTTGATGAAAAACTAGCTAATGTTGCAAGCCCCACTATTGAAGTAAATAAGAATCTCGGAGGAGAAGGATTACACAGGCCTAAAGAAACAGCAGGAAAACTGGGAATTTCCCTTGTTACTTTAGGGAAATGGACTAGACAAGGGATAATTAATAGTCGAAAAATAGGCTCCCGTGTTTATTATACTGACGGTGATATTAATGAAGCGCTAAAGAACGCTTTTAGAGGGTAATACTATGGGAAAGTCAGACATTAACATTACCCAGACACAACAGATCGTTATGGGCTTCATCTCCCCTATTATTGACGAAATAGTAGACAGAGTATCAGAGAGAGTATTAGCCGCATCAAAGAAAGAACCAAAGTTCTACACTCGAAAAGAAGCCGCTGAAATCCTTCATGTCACCCTGCCAACATTGGCGAGAATAACAAAAGACGGACTTCTTATCTCCAAACGTGTAGGTAGTAGAATCCTGTATGAAGCGGATGCTATCGACGAGGCAGTAAAAAAACAAGTCGTATTCAAATATCGGAGGGTATGGCTATGAAAGAAAAGAAAAAGGCAGCCTCCACGACCGCCAATCTCCAACATAGATCCGGAAACAAAGATAGTAAATCATCTCGAATCAAACAACAGATTCGCAAACTATTCTTAGATGGTGGCAAGTACACTAGTAAAGATTTAAACACCCTTACTGGCGGAAATGATAGCCGGAAAGTCATATCCGACCTTAGAAAAGAAGGCTGGAACATTAAAGACGTTCGTCTGGACGATAGAAGAAAACTATATTGGTTAGAGCCGGACAAACGGCAAATGTCTATTGATTGGAAAGGAGGAAGCAATGAATAAGGATAACATACAACTTCATAAAGAATGCCAGGTTTATAAAAAAGCTTTACAAAAACTTCCTGACAAAGATCATATAAAAGTAAGCCTTGCAGGTATTAGCTATATTACTAATGGCAAAGTGCCTCACTTCCGTGGAATACGTAAAGAAGTTTTCGAAGAAATCCGCCCTATACTCGATCGGTGGAAGAGTTTGATAACACCCAAAAGTGAATGAAATGGGAAAGAATAGTTTTTTATTATACACATCTGATTATAAGTGCGTAAAAGACCTTCCTTTAGAGCAAAAAGGAGCGTTATTAGACGCAATTTTCGAATATGCTTCAACAGGAACAATAATAGATTTGCCGCCTGTTGTTAGCATGGCTTTCAATTTTTTTCGTTCCCATATTGATGATAATACCAAGAAATGGAACGAAAAAGTAGAAAAGAGAAGAGCAGCGGGAAGACTTGGCGGATTGGCCAAGGCAGAAAACTCCAAGCAAAGCCAAGCAAATCTAGCAAATGCTAAAGATGCTAAGCAAAGCCAAGCAAATCTAGCTGTTAATGTAAATGATAATGTTAATGTAAATGATACTCTCTCTCTTACTCTCTCTCATTTAGTAGAGAGTGCAAGTGCGAGAGAGGGAGAGAGTGCGAGAGAGGGAGCAAATAAAGTTTTCGACCTTCAATCAATCAAAGCGCAACTACTATCAGATGAAATCTGGAAAGAATCCGTTTGTATGCAATCTACTTTAGGCGTGTCTTTCATTTCTATGCTTCCCGACCAGTTAGATAAGTTTATAGCTTATATCGTTTCAATCGGAGAGGAACGGAGTATATCGAATATATCGGATGCAAAGAGAAGGTTTACTTATTGGTGGCAGAATCACGGAAGAAAGGAGGTACAGGATGAAAACAAACAAGTCTACACCGTCCCCAATTAAGGGAATGCCGAACGCACCCGAAGCAGAGCAGGCTGTTATCGGTTCACTTCTTAGCTTTGGCGGTGACAAGGTATTCGATGCCATATCTCCCGAATTGAACAAAGATATGTTTTATGATAACCGGTATGCTGTATTGTATAATGCTATCCAGTCGCTTTATGCAAACAATAAGCCGTGTGACATAGTATCGGTATCAAATGAAATCCGTTCAATGGGTAAGATTGACGAAGTACCACTCCATTTCATCGCAGAAACTTCCAATTATGGGTATGATTCATTTCATGTTGTAGAGCATGCCCTGATGGTAAAGCAGAAATACCTGCAACGGAAGGCTATTGAATTATCCCATATACTCCAACAACAAGCCTATGACGACACGGAAGATATCGGCGATGTCCTTTTCAATGCAGGGAAAGCCTTAGAGCAAATGCAGCAGGATTTAATCGGGCAAAGTGAATCCCAGTCATTTAAAGACATTGCACAATCCGCATTAAAAAACATAGAGAGGAAGATGGGGATGTATAGCAGCGGACAGCAGACAGGGATAACAACCGGATTACAGGACCTTAACGATATGAATTCCGGTTGGCATGGTGGCGAGTTGATAGTATTGGCTGCACGTCCGGCCATGGGAAAAACTGCTGTATCTCTACATTTTGGAAAGTCAGCAGCTATACAAGGTATTCCGGTAGTCATTTTCTCTTTAGAAATGGATTCTGTCAGCCTGTATGAACGTTTCATTGCTTCAGAATCCAATGTACACCCCAGCAAATTAAGGTCCGGAAATATAAGCCAAGATGAGCTACTGCAAATAGATAAGGCAATAGGAGGAACTTTATACAGATTACCGATAACAATAAACGATAATGCGGCTATAGGTATGAGTTACATCCGTGCGATGTGTCGTTCATATCATCAGCAAAATAACTGTGGGATGGTGATAATAGACTATCTACAGCTGATAACCGAAAGCTCAAATGGGACAAGAAACAGAGAACAGGAAATAGCCCGGATGTCCCGGGAAGCAAAGATTATCGCTAAAGAATTGAATGTACCTGTTATCCTTCTGTCACAACTCAACCGGGAGGTAGACAAGCGACAGGATAAAAAACCTATTCTTGCAGACCTCCGGGAATCGGGAGCCATTGAGCAGGATGCAGACATGGTTATATTCGTTCATCGTCCGGAATATTACGGAATCAGTGTCAAGGATTCATCCGGGCATGAGATTTACAACTATGGTGAATTGATTATAGCTAAACATCGAAACGGTTCTGTCGGAACTGTCAAATTCAAACATGACGGTTCCCTTACAAAGATATTCGACTACGATACGAAAGGTTATACAGAAAACAATCCTTTCTAATGAACATTGATTTTATTGTCTAAGTATTTAGTAGATTGAGAAAGATGAAAACAATAATAGATCATAATCCGCACATTACACTATCAGACCTAAAAGAGCTGTTCAGGCTTTCTGAAGGATCGGCAAGTTTTACTGCCAATGGAGTACAATACACTATCGTTTTTTCGCTAGAGGAACAGATATGCGCCTTTATATGGGTTTATAACGGGAAGAGAAAGCAGGAAAAGATAGAGTTAAGAAAAGAGCCCAGTAATTTAGGACAGGGCTATGTGTGGTATTTTGTTTGTCCATGCACAAGGCGCAAATGTCGAAAACTATTTTTAGACGGGAATATTATAGCAAGCCGGTACGCATTTAATCACGTCTATAGCGTCCAAACGGAAAATAAGCAAGATATATTCTTCCGCAAGTTAGGCAAATTGGATGATCCAAGCAAAAAGTACGGGAAACCACTATACCGGGGGAAAATAACACTCTACGGTAAAAAAATACAGAAGTACAGAAAAAGACAACAAATCATCAATGAAAACATAGGGAAGTATATTCCTTCATTCATGTTCAAAACAAAGAAAAATATATGAAACTAAGAGAATATCAAAACAACATAGCCATACAGGCAGCCGACAAACTAACGGCTTTCGGATGCTGTTATCTGTCAATGGAATGCCGGACAGGGAAAACACTCACAGCCTTATTTGCTGCTGATAAATTCAATGCAAAAAGTGTTTTATTCATCACCAAGCTAAAAGCCATCCCCAGCGTAAAAAGCGACTATATCGCACTACAGCCGTCTTTTAAACTGGAAGTTGTCAATTTTGAAAGCAGCCACAAGGTAACAGGAATATTTGATCTTGTTATCATTGACGAGGCTCATTCTTTGGGGGCATATCCCAAACCCAGCAAAAGGACATTAAGTATTAAGGCCCTTTGTACCGGACTTCCTGTTTTATTTTTATCCGGCACACCTTCACCCGAAAGCTACTCACAGCTATATCACCAGTTTTGGGTATGCAGCAAATCACCGTGGAAAAGCTATAAAAGTTTCTATAAATGGGCGAAAGAGTACGTATATACACGGCAGAAGAAAGTAAACGGGTCTCTCATAAACGACTACTCATGTGCCAATAAGCCAAAGATAGACAATGATACTAAAAACCTGTTTATCTCTTATTCCCAAGAACAGGCCGGTTTTGAGGTGAATATCAACGAACACATATTGCAGGTACAGATGAAAAACAGGACCGGGGAATATATCAGAAGATTACAAAACGATTTGATTGTAGACGTAAACGGCTATACCGTCCTAGGGGATTCACCGGCAAAGCTTTTGACTAAATTACATCAACTATCTTCCGGGAGTGTAATTTCCGAGAATGGCGAGCATTTGATATTTGACAGCAGCAAGGCGGATTTTGTGAAGAGCTATTTCCAAGACAGGAAAATTGCATTGTTCTACGTGTACCAGTCCGAAGCGGAGTTATTGCAGTATGTCTTCCCGAACTGGACAGACAGCCCGGAAGAGTTTCAAGCCTCCTCAAATAAAGTCTTCATATCACAAGTTCGCCGGGCACGTGAAGGTGTGAGACTTGATACAGCGGATGCTTTGATTTTCTTTAATCTCGAATTTAGTTATCTATCATACGAGCAAGGCAAAAACCGCCTAGTTTCAAAAGAGCGCACCAGCCCGGCAGATGTTTACTTTCTGTGCTCTGACTGCGGGATTGAAAGCAAGATACTGGAAGCAGTACACGGAAAGCAAGACTTTACACTTTCGTACTATGGCAGAACTAGAAAGTAAAATACAGGCTCGCATCATCAAACGGTTAGAGGCAGAAGGTTATTATGTGGTTAAATTGATTCTCACAAATAAACCGGGTATTCCTGATCTGCTATGCCTAAAAAACGGGAAAGCGTCGTTTATCGAAGTGAAAAGACCGGAAGAAAAGCCCAGACTTTTACAAGAATACCGGATGAATGAATTAAGAAACCTAGGTTTTGAATGTGAAGTAAGAAAAGAATGAACTACCGAAATTTGACAGATAAAATATATTCAATTCAAATAAGGCGATTTAAGCTATTTACTTTTGCGAGATAATAAGATATTCATCTTTGCGGCGAAAGTTGCTTAAACGCAAAGATTATGCCGAATAAAGGCAATTAATAGAGTATTGCTCAACTAAATAAATTATTAACCAATTTAATTTTTAAAATCATGAAACAAGAAACATTTTTCGGAGTAAGAAAAGACAGTGAAAAACATCTTTACGTGAGAAGAGGTGATAACAACGAAGTCCTTATCACTAAAACAGTAAACGGGGGATCCGTAACGGAAGAGAACACCGTACACCTAAATGCGGAAGAAGCCCGTAAACTGGGAATTCAGTTGCTAAAATTAGGTAATGAAGAACTGCCAAAATCTGGAATAGACCTTAAAGCCGAATCTTTCGTGGAAAAAATCACGGTATACAGAGGAATAAACCCGGACGAAACACCGGCCAATCTCGCAGTTATCACCATTGATGAAAGCGATGAAGCCAAACAAGTAAGGGAAGATAGCGGAGAGGAACCCGGCTTTTCCATTGAAGGGGAAGAGCTGGAAAAACTCATTTCCGCACTGGCAAAGATTGTATAATTACTAACAAATTCAAGACCAGGCAATGAGCATTAAAAATTATACAATAGAAGATGTCGGCATTGGATTAGGGCTTTGTACCGACAAAGATTTTATTCCTGTTTCATACGCTGAAGGGGAAGAGCTAGCAAAACACCTACGTCGCACCATCCCGCTAAAGACTAAGACAATTATGTATGAACACCCGGATGCGGGATTGATTGAGATTCTCCGGGAAGATGCTATAAAAATGCTGAAAACATTAGATAACATCTCCTGACACTAAGATTGTATAACCAATATCGGGCAGGGATGCTTTATTGATTCTCTGCCCGGAATAAACCTATAGGATTTATGAATAAAATAAAAGAAGATGAATGCTACGAATATTATGAAGCATTGTTTGAAAGCTACAAAGTTAGCTTTAAAGTGGAGAAAAACATCAAAGAATCCATTATAAATCTTTTAATGATTGAGGATCTAAACGATGTCGATAATTTGCACCTTGAGTATATCAGAAGTTTTAAACTGGATATAGCGATGCTAGAAGCTTTCTTTAAAACAGATGAAGGACTGGATTATATTACTAAATGGAAAAAGGAACACCCCGGCGAAACGTTTTTCTATGATGAAATGATGAAAACGCTCAAAGAAGATATAAGGTCAGCCTTAGCTACTTTAATTGAATGCCAAAAAGAAGGGCTAAAGCAGATAAATAAAGACATGTCTAAAGAAATCTTCAAAGGCAAAAACTTTTTGCAATAATGCTATAATAAAGCAAACCACTTCTCATTTTATAACCTGCCCAGTGAAGGAGCCGGGCACTAAATTTAATTAATATGAACGAATTAAAAATCACTGATGTAGTCGATCAGAAGGCGTTTGAGCAATTAGAAAGACTAAAATCCGAACTTGACAGCACTTTTGCGGCTTATAAAAAGGCTGGGGATGCTATGGCGGAAGGACTAAAGATAAAACCGGGTCCGTACAGCGAACTGATAAGCAAGGCCAAGGATTATTATGCCGCTATAGAAAAAGTGTATGCTCTGGAGGATAAGATAAAGAGAATACAAGAGGAACAGAAGAATGTATTACTAAATTTAAATGCAGAAGCACAAAAGCGGGTTAAGAATATTCTTGATGAGGCTACTGCGGAATTGAAGGTTCAGAAAGCTAAAACCGAAGAATTGAAACAGCAGAAAATGCTTAATCAAGAGCGAAAGAAGACCAAATACACTATTGAAGAAGGAATCGCTGCATTAAATATGGAAGTAAAAACCATGAAAGATGCAGAGGAACAAAATAAGATTCTTCGTTCTGCAAGAAAGCAGCTTGATTTGACAACAGAAGAAGGGCGGAAAACGGTAGAGCGGTTTAATAGTGTTATTGATCGCAATACCACGTTTTTAAAGAAGAATTCCGACCAATTAGTTCAAGCAAAGATGAATGTCGGGCGTTATAAGCAAGATATTCAATCTGCCGCATCAGAAATATTAAAAGGAAATATTTCTCTTAAAAACATGGGAAATCTTGCCAAGAGTACTGGAGGATTATTGAAATCTAGTATGGGAGCTGGTTTTACAGAGGTTAGGGTTGGAGTTGGTTCTATGATTAAAGGGATGATAGGAGCGCAAGCTGTAATATCCGGATTCCAAAAATTTATAGGGCTATTTAAATCTGGAGTTCAATCCATTGTTGATTTTGAAGCTGCTAATAGCAAACTTGCTGCTATACTTGGTACAACATCAAACAATATTAAAGATTTAACCTTGGATGCTCAAAGATTAGGATCGGCTACAAAATATACTGCATCAGAAGCAACTAATTTGCAAATAGAATTAGCCAAACTCGGATTCTCAAGGAAGGAAATCCTCCAGTCAACAGAAGGTATATTGAAATTTGCTCAAGCAACGGGCTCCGATTTACCGGAAGCTGCGGCTTTAGCGGGAGCGGCATTAAGAATGTTTGGTGCAGAAACATCTGAAACTGAACGTTATGTATCGGCAATGGCAGTTGCTACAACAAAAAGCGCATTATCCTTCTCTTATTTACAAACCGCCATGCCTATTGTCGGTCCGGTTGCCAAGGCTTTTAATTTTCAAATAGAAGATACTTTGGCTTTGTTGGGGAAGCTAGCAGATGCAGGATTTGATGCTTCTATGTCTGCGACTGCAACTAGAAATATTCTGTTAAACCTTGCAGATGGAAGTGGTGAATTAGCAAAAGCTTTAGGAGGTCCGGTTAACACATTGCCGGAATTGGTTGCAGGTTTGAAAAAATTGAAAGCGCAAGGCGTTGACTTGAATACAACATTAGAGCTGACAGATAAACGTAGTGTTGCTGCTTTCAATGCCTTTTTAACTGCTGCTGATAAAATTGTCCCACTTAGAGAACAGATAACGGGCGTTACTAGTGAACTGAACGATATGGCTAGTACTATGGGCGATAACGTTCAGGGAGCAATAGCAGGATTGTCTTCAGCTTGGGAAGCGTTTATGCTGTCTTTTATGAATTCAACAGGTCCTGCAAAATCTTTCTTGGATTTTTTAGCAAAAGGAATAAGAAATATAGCTCACGAGTTAAAAGACAATAATCAATTGCAAGAAGAAGCTAATAATAAAGCTATTGCAAGCGCTCAGTCAGAAATGTCCAAATCTGATATTTTAGAGAAGAATGCTAAAAATATGCAGAGGTTGTATCAAGAATATATAAATTCAGGAATGTCTGCTGATAAGGCGGCTCAAAAGGCTAAAGAAGATTATATTGAAACATTGAAGTCTCGTTTAGAATATGAAAATACAGATTATCAATTAGCAATAGATAATCGTAAAAAACTAGAGGAAGAATTGAAAGACAGGGGACTTTTTACAATACTGACCTCATGGAAACGCACAAATAACGTCATTAGAGATGAGATAGATGTTGCAACTAAAGCTGCGGCTGGTAAAAAGGCTATTTCGTCAATAACAGAATCGTTAATAGAACAATTAAAAAATGTAAGTTTGACAGCTGATGAAAAAAAGAAAGAAGGGAATGGTGGAGAAACAAAT